AAATATCTTCAAACTTTTTTGCTATGATCTTGTGGTGTTCACCAGCAATAAACTCAGGCCAAACTTTTTTTACAAAAGTTATAAAGGAGGAACGGGACTCCTCTGCCACCTTTAGTTGTAAATTTCTTAATTCGTATTTTAGTAAATCAGTTGGGATTTTTTCCATATTTGGAAAAAAGTTATATCATACTTTCTGTTCGTGTAAAACTTCGACTAAAGACAGACGCACGACACGACGGGCGCTCGCCGTGGTGGTGGGGGTGTTGGACACAAGATATAGTATAAAGTAATTCTGTAAGTACCTAAATGTTGTTTGACAATGGTGATGGTATCACCTGCTGCCTGACGCTGCTGCCTGGAGAAACTGGTGGGCAGCCTGGTAGATCATGGCATAAAAAAAGGGCAGATAACTGCCCTTTTGCCGATCCGTACGGAATATTCTACTAGAGTAAATCCCTAGGAGAAACCTTAGTTCTTAATTTAGCTATTAGATTTCTAGCCCAATCCTTAACAAATTGAGGCGCATTAGGGTTGAAGGCTAACTCTTCTACTTCACTTTCCAGAAGTTTGTAAAGAGCCTTCCAATTAATACTATTAGAACTACCAAACAAATCGTCTTGAATATTAGTATTATTCCTAGTGGCAAGATCATTGTTATCTCTTAATCCTAATTGTTGTTCTAAAACAGCTAATCTGTTTCTTAAATCGTCGTCGTTATTATTCGGCATTTATAACTCCTTGTTTATTGTTTAGATCTTTTTACTCCCATTTTATTTTATAATCAACAACTATCGAAACTTTTTTTATGTATAACTTTTACTTCGGAAGAACTCCCCGTGGGGTGTGTTGCAACTAACTAACTATAAGCGAAGCGAGAACTTTGATGTCGCCAATGCGAATGGAACTTTGGTAACTCTGCTGGTACGGGGGGTGGGTTGTGCAACTATTAACTAATAAAAAACACCACATCGCCACAATGGGCGATGCGATGCAAACTTTGTAGGCAATTTATCGGTACTAGGCAGTTATTCTGAAATCAGCAACTTCTTCAATCGTTGCTTTTTTATTCTTGCGAACTGTTGCCTCTTCAATAGGCAACGCTTGTATTTGTTTATATTGCGTTGGCACTTTGCATTTATGGTATTCCAACTCGCCAAGTTTTTCTTTAACCAAACTCGTGTCAACCTTAACGGATAACTTTTGCGATACATGAAGTGAGTAATCCTTTCCATGTAATAGGTTTGCGTTCTCGCCAATACCCATGTCAATGATTAAATTACGATTTACTTTTATGAAGTCGTCTAATACTTTCTTCATAGTTAAGGCACGACCATAGGCATCTATAATCGCTTGTTTATTTTTCTTGCTAACACTAGCAGAACTTTGGTGTGCTTTCTCTAGCACTTCTAATATATTAACAGCTTTCGACATTTTATTATCCTTTCGTCTTTCTAGTTAATTATTACTTTATATACTATCCCACTTTATTTGTCAATAACTTTTTTTATTTTATTTTCCACGGAACTCCCAGCAGGGTGTCCTGTGTTAACTTATATACCCACGACCACGCTCCTGCTTCGGCGATGGAATGGAGACTCATGACAGAAACCGTTCCAAGATCTGCCAACCAAACTGGTACACCAGCAGCGTCCCCGCAAGGGTCGCTTGGGGTGACACCACTAGTGCTACTATCCAGACGAATGCAGTAATGTAGATCCAATGCATCAGGCCAGTCCAATCATCTCTTGCATCCTCTGCCACTCAGGTCCCTGGTGCACCTCGAGCTTAGCGCCATCGTACCAGTCCATGAACCAGTATTCAAGGCGATGTATCTCTTTGTGTTCGTTAACATATGCACGCAGCTCGTCCGACGGGCCTCCCCAGGAGAACTGCCAACGCCAGTGCCCTTCCACTTGGTATTCAAATGTATGCGGTTCTACGTAATCGAAACAGAGCCCTTCAAACTCAGGATCTTGCAAATCTTCTCGCCTCTGTTGCCACTGTTCTTCTATGCGCTCCTGGCAGGTCTTCTCCCAATCTTTCTTTAATGCTTCAGTCATCGTTTCTTCCTTTCTATGCGCGGGAACGCCAGACGCCCTTGCAAGATCAATCTGGATTAACTAGGAGCTACCTAGCTGGGCTCGTCCCCTGATACTTATATAGTCCCATCTTATTAGATAGTCAAGAGGCAAATGCAAATTCTTTTGCGAACGGCATCTTCGTCAGCAGGTGTTGCCTTCCCACCAACCTTACTACATACGCTTCGGAAGGCAGAGGCAGACGATGGAGATGGAGATCCACAACTCTCCTGGTCAGCTGCACCAGCTGCAGAGTCATCTACACTACTTACTGGCGGGTTTCTGCGGTGATGGAGGTAATGGAGAATGGAGAATGTAGTCCCGCATCTCTGTCCACGCTGCCTGGGACGCTGGAATGGTCCAAGACTTACCTGCGTTCTGCGGGGTTAATGCAGCGATGGAGATGGCGATGGAGCTCGGCCAAATTGAAAGTAACAGGGGATCGGGGGTCTCTGCCATAATAAATCCACGACCACCTTGTAAACTATGGCTAAAATGCCAGCTTTTTTGAAAAGGGCTTAATCTAACAATGTTACCTTTTGTTACTTTTTTTAACTCAATCCAAAACATGATATTGTCCTTGCAACCATATACATCTGGAACACCTGGCATGGCCCAACTCTCTATCCTAGTAAAGAATATATCTGGCATATTCTTCTTGATTGACTTCCAAAGTTTTGACTCTGGCTTCATATGGTGATCCCAGCAAGGCTCGAACTTGCGACCCATTCATTAAAAGTGAATTGCTCTACCATCTGAGCTATGGGATCAATCAAACCAAGCAGACCAAATTACAACTAACAATAAAACTCCAACCACAAACTTCCAACCACCTGTAATTAAAATAGCATACCAAAAGTTATGGTGGTAATTGTGTGGCACTTGATTTTGTACCAAGTCAACCAACTCTAACTCGTCTATATCTCTCATGGCTGTAACTTCATAAGATCTTGTAACTTGTTAAACCACAACAGACGAAACTCAAAATTGTCTGCTCGAATCATAGCTTGTTGTAACCAACCAACACGACTCCAAAACAATTGCTCTGTCATGGGAAGTGGTGTGTACTCCGTAACAGGTGCATACACACCATCAAAGATGTGAGTATAATCATAATTCTTACCCATCTTGATTTGCTCCTTGACTACCTTTGTCTTGTTCTTTGATATAAGCCTCAATCATGTTGGCAATAAAGTTAAACTCATCTACTGGATCAATAGTAACATCAGTCCACCTATCAATCTTTGCATTTGTCTTACAAATACCAGCAACTGTTTTTAACATTTGTAAAGGGGTCATTGGCCCTTCTCTAAAATTATTCATCTTTCATTCTCCTTTACATTTATTACTAACTCAACAGTTTTATCAGACCAACCACCAGTAACAGTTTCAAACCACTGATCTAATAACGGAACTAACTTTTTAAGTTCAATACCATCAATACCGTCAAGACTATCCAGTATACAATTCTTTTTATCTTTACCCTTAGTCCACTTTGTACCAATGTTATTAACTACGTATTTATCTATATGCATAACTTTCTCCTTTTTTAATATGCTGTAGGCACCTGTTTTTTTGCAGACTGCTTTCGCCTACGAGCATTTTTACTATATACTCCCAACTAATTAGATAGTCAAGGTCTATTTTCAATTTGTTTTAAATTTTTTACCTCTTCTACTTCATCAGTAATATCATACTGTTTCATCATATCTTTAATCTTTTGTTCAACCTCAGCTCTAGACATCTGTTCAATTGATCCATGCATAACAGTGAGCTTCTTATCATATAGATTCACAAGTTCTCCCCTGGCACGCTCAGCTGCAACAGCATTACCTAATAAATCTTTGTCAATCGCTCTGTCTCTAATGCGCTGTAATACAGCTAACGATCTTTCTGTCGTACATCTGTATCTCTCTGCGTTTGCAGA